GTCTTGCTGACTTCCGAGGGAACCTCCGTTATTACAACGGTCTAACCTTTGATTTTAATCTTTTGAAGGATTATTCCGGGCTCAGTAGGTCCTCTTTCGAGGGGCTTCCTTCTGAGGTTGACGGAACTAGCTACAGTTGTCAGGCTTGCCTGATTAGCTGTAAGTCCAGGTTAGGGTACCAACACCCAGTCCCCGCTGAGGGATGGTAGATGTAAAAGTCTTATCATCTTAAAGTGGGACCCACTACATTGATTATGAAAAGTAAACAGAAATGAAATTTAAAAATCTCAAATCCGTCTACTCTCCTATAATGGAACATAGTTATATGGTGTCACTCTCAAACTCGAAAGAGTTTGTGGCGGTGGTAAGAAGATTCGGGAAATTATTTTCTCGATTCCTCTTTACCGGCCGCAAGGTACAATCGAGACTTCAGTTATTAACCAAATTTAGCCAGATGCTCCTGCGAATGCAGCGAACAAATGGTTCAATTTTTGTAGTTAAGTATCTAAAAGCCTGTAATGTCTCTCTTCAACGATTTATAGGGGGAAAACCCCTATCGTCAATGAGAGAGATTGAACCAGAGCTACCACTCCCTGGACTAACTAAAGCAGGTTTGCCGAAGTTTATTCCGACGAGAGATCGTCGGGAACTTGACAAACTGACCGTTTCGGTTGTCAGATGGTATCTAACTATTTTTTCGTTGTACAGGATTATATCCTGTCCTCCGAAATTAAAGCTTAGTACCATTACTGATCCGTTTACGGGAAGTTTGGAGAGTCTTAAGCTGATAAGCAGTTGACTGGAAGAAAATTCTTCTCGGTTACTTGCTAAGACGCTAGAGATTCCAAAGCTATCTGCCAGTCTTGGTTTGTTACGTATCGAGAAAGCTTCCCCGACCTCGTCTACATCCTGAAAGGGATGTATTGAGGACGCGGCGAAGTGGCACGGTCGTACCGAATTCTTCGATTATTGTAATTACTCAGGTAATTCCTCTCTTCACTATGATTGATTTGTGATCTGAAAAGATCTCATTGATAATCGTAGGAAGTTAGAAAAAACCTCTTTAAGCTATGTGGACTTAGTCCCACGGCCGGGTAATAAAATAAACGATGAACGAGAAGCTCTCGCTACTGTCAAGGATACAGTTAATCTTGGTGCCCTCTCCTTTAAAGAAGAGGCAGCCGGAAAAGTTCGCGTCTTTGCAATGGTGGATATATGGACTCAGTCCGTATTGAAGCCACTGCATGATGCCCTATTCCGTATGTTTAAATCATTGCCAAATGATTCTACTCATAACCAGGATGCTGGATTCAAACGTGCAATGGAGAAATCTGTTTACCGCGGTAAGGCATTTTGTTATGACTTGTCCGCGGCTACAGATCGTCTACCAATGATGCCTCAAATTGCTATTCTGAACTCTATCTGGTCTCGCGACCCGTTAGAACCGGAAGCAGTTCGAGCGACATCTTTTGGTGACGCCTGAGCACGTCTACTCGTAAATCGGGACTATTATCTCCCAGCGCGCCCTCATCTAGGGCTGCTGGAGAGTTCGTCTCTCCGATACGCAGTAGGACAGCCTATGGGGGCGCTCTCGTCCTGAGCGATGTTAAACCTGACGCATCATATGATAATGCAGTATTTGAATATCTCTATTTTAGGGAAACCCTTCTACTGACATCAGAATTATGAGGTGTTAGGGGACGATATTGTTATTTTTGATGACAAGCTCGCTGATGCTTATTTCCATTTGATGGAAACTCAGCTCGGCGTTGGTTGTAACAAAAGTAAATCTTTATTGTCTCCGGAGAGAGCAGTGATTGAATTTGCTAAGAGAGTGTCTATTGACGGGGTGGAAGTGTCAGGATTTTCCTGGCGCCAAGCTCGATCATTGGACTCTCTTTTTGGTAGAGCCGCAATGGCCTGAGATTTGGT